ACAATTCCTGTGCGCTAATAACCATATCAACGGTGATGTTTTCACATGTGTCGAACTTAACCATGACAGCGTTCTGTACTTCAGGGGCCAGCTTGTCAAAAGTGACGTTCATCGGATCTGATTCAGTCTCAACCGGGACAAAGGAAGCAGACTCCTCATCCCAGCGGTTTTCCTGCATATATTCAGCATCCCAGGAATCTAGGGCAGGGCGGGGTATACCGGGTTTATCCTCGCAGACAAGAAATTTATAAGCGCAGTCCTGAGCAGCCGGATAATGTTCCAGGAATTGCCAGTGAAATTTTGCGCGGGCGCGACGTTCATCACCGGCTTCAATGGCAGTGGCTACAGCGACGGCACCTTCTTCCTTTATTGCCTGTTCGTCCGGAATGGCGGCGCAAATAAAGACTTTACTCATTTTGTTTTAACCTCATTACAGATTTCAGGGTGAACGAATCCCTGCCATTGCTGGCATTTTTAATCCGTTGGTATGGTGTTAATATGGCTGGAGGGTTATCCAGCCGGTGTTTCGTTATTCAGGTACAGCGATACTTTTTTTAGCGGGAGGCATTCACCAGAAATTTTTTGCTCGTCTCTTGCCTGGAGGCAGGATTCTTTACTTGCATAAATTCCGGTAATCACATTCTGTGATTCACCCGTTATAAGAAAAACCGTCATCATCAGTGCAAATGCTGAAGTCATTGACGTTCTCCGAAAATACCAAGTTCAAGAAGAGCAATTCGGGAAAGTATGGAATTATCATTGAGCAGATAAGGCTCATATTTCCTCATATTAATGGCATCTTCAGTAAACTCCCGGTTACTGAGCAGAACACCAATATCAAAACAACCTTCAGACGTATTAACGTTTGGTAATAACGTTTCCATTATCGCGTCCTCAACAATGAATTTTGTGATGCAGTGCCTGGTGCCTCCAGGTGACGTTAACCAGTTAACAATTAACGCCGGATTAGTTGATGCTCGTTACGCCCGTAAAATACCGCCTTACTGCTTTAACTGTTCCGCGTGCGCATAGCCGCATTCACCGCATCACAAAATTCACTTTAAAAAGGGCGGATATCCGTTTCCGCCGAATCACCAGAAAAGTGATAACAGAGGGCGTTGCAGCGGGGTTGTCACTTAAGCGTATGGTCAACCTGACAACCCGGTGTCCTCAGCGGGGAAGGAATAACCCCGCCATACTTACCGCCGCGCCATTTCGCGGATTGCCACAACCGGAAGCGCACGGTCGAATTAAATTTAACGACTACCTACAGAGAGACGAACTTCGCCGTGCGCTTTCGCGTTATGCCCTGACTTTTCAGGGATATATCCTTTTCAGTAAACTGTCAGTGCCGGATTCTTATCCGTGTCCGGCGCACGCACTCTACCTCACCTGTGAATAAATTAATGATTAATTGATATTTTGTTGTTTGATTCAACTTTCCCATCGGATGTGTGATGCTTTAAATCACAGGAATTAATACTGCTTGCTGTAAAATGATTTTCAAGGGGAGCTATTCGAATCCCTTTCTTTTTCATTAACAAGCCAAATCCTTTATTAATGATGTCCATTAATTCCAGGAAGTATTTTTCATGTAAATCCTGGTTATCAGAGAGCTGCTTCTCTTCGCACAGACCGATAAAGGCACGACGCACGTTACCGGATATAGTATCGATGGTTTCTTTTTCTACAGTACTCAGGTCAAGAGTCGCCAGTTGAGAGCGAACCACATTCGATGCCATTTCCTGGAATGGTACTGGTAAATCTTTAAATTCCATCGTCAACCTCATCAGTCAGTGTTTCTGGTTAACCAGCGACGCTCGCCAGCTTCAGTTTTAAACGTTTTGCTTCTGGTATACGTCATCGCGGTGAACGTACCGTCCTGGTTGGGGAACACACCACATACCAGAGATTCGTTGTTGCCAAGATCGATAGTATCCATGCTGACCTCATTTCCCCTTAACGCCGGGGTAGCGGAACAAAAACCTGCTGCATAGTTAAAGTTGAACCCTGCCGTCATGTTCTTACGCCTCGGGCTGGCTACTTAACCCCTGACCACTGCCGGGTAACTCGAAGTATTTCCCTGCGTTCTGTGGGGCGTGGTGGGGTAGTGGAAATAATCTACAATTAAAAACTGTTTTGTGTCAACAGTTTTTAATTGTTGTATTGGGCAAAAAAACTCCCTCGAATGAGGGAGTGTGAAAATTGTTCAGTTCAGATAGGGAAGGGAAATTGTCGGCGGGCATGCACAATATTTGCAATTTCAATGCTTGAAGCTGCTACTCGGTACAAAACGATATAATTAGGGTGAACCACAATTTCCCGCAAACCGGATACTCGATCACTTGGCGGATATAGATATGGATGCTCAGAGAGGGCTAAAACAGACGTTTCAATCCGTATTTTTAGTCTGCGTGCTGCAGGAATATTTTCCTTAGCAATATAGGCTACGATCTGACGCAAATCATCGCGAGCAGATGGTAGCCACAAAATGGGTAACATTACTCGCTCCTGTTAGTTACAGCAATTTGAGCAATAAGATTCTCCATTTCAGCCATTACCTCATCATGTGGAATTGAGGGACGAGGGTCAGCAAGGCTTGACGCCACTTTAGCGCGTAACCATTCGTTGTAACTGTTTTCTTGTTCGGTAGTTTCGAATTCTGAAACTATCGGAGAAAGGGCTGTACTCATGGCATAACTCCTCTTCTTGTACTGTGGTCACGCCCGGCGGCTTTTTTGTGCCGCCAACCACCGGGCAATGGTTTCTTCCATTGATTTTTTCTTGTCTTTGATTTCTTGAAGCATTTTTTCTTGGTCTTCCTCTGGAAACGCACTAAAAGCCTGGAGCAGTTCGCGTTGACGAGGACCAATTTTCATCGTGTCAGGGGTGAAAATTTGCTCCCCCTCTTCAGGAGGCAATAAAAACCAATGCAATGGATGCCCTGTAACCTCAACCAGTTTATCCAAACTTGAGGCTTTAGGTGTAGCCTTACCGCTGACCCATTGTTGAACAGTTTGTTGTGTCACACCAATTCTACGGGCAAGCTCAGCCTGGCTCCATCCAGTTTCCTGAAGAAGCTTGCTGATTCTGTACATAGATACTTCTAGGGCGTTCATCATTATTCAATTTTACAGGTAAATACTGTTAAAAGCATCACAATAAAAAACTGTTGATTGTGTACAGTTTTTTATTGTAGGCTTTGCTTATAGTTTTTTAGAGGAGAGCAAAATGCTAGATAGCACTCGCGAAAAAATTAGGCAGAAATACACTCAAGCTGAAATAGGTCGTTATATGGGGGTCGCTCAACAGACAGTTTGGCAATGGTTTAGCTTTGACGTTCCCCCAAAGCAGGTAATTCCGTTATGTCAGCTAATGAAGTGGGAAGTTACCCCGCATGAAATTCGCCCTGATATTTATCCTAACCCAACCGACGGTTTACCTGTTGGATTCAAGGTTAACACATCAAATGCACCGGAGTTGATTCATGAAAATCAAGCATGAACACATCCGCATGGCGATGAATGCCTGGGCGCGTCCTGATGGCGAAAAAGTTCCAGTAGCTGGAATAACCCAGGCTTATTTTGAGTTGGGTATGACGTTTCCTGAACTGTATGACGACAGCCATCCGGAAGCCCTGTCTCGTAATACCCAGAAAATTTTCCGCTGGGTAGAAAAAGACACCCCTGATGCGGTTAAAAAAATTCAGGCGTTGTTACCGGCGATCGAAAAAGCAATGCCGCCTCCACTGGTGGCCCGAATGCGCAGCCACAGTTCGGAATATCACCGGGAGCTTGTCGAGCGACGGGAGCGCCTGGTGAAAGATATCGATGAGTTTGTTGCGGCAGCGATCGTGTTGTTCGATCAGATGAATCGTGGTGGTCCGGCGGGAAATGCCGTGGTGGCGCATTGATAACGTGTTCTGGGGGGGGGATGAAGCTCCTTTTTGCTGAACGTCCGCTGGTTATAAACACGCAGCTGGCGATGAAAATTGGTCTGAACGAAGCCATCGTGTTGCAGCAGTTGCATTACTGGTTGAGAGATACCGGTTCCGGCATGGAATGTGATGGTGTTCGCTGGATTTATAACACAACAGAACAATGGCTGGAGCAGTTCCCGTTCTGGTCAGAGTCAACGTTAAAACGCGCATTTGCAAGTCTGAAAACGCTGGGGCTTTTGCGTTGCGAAAAGCTCAATAAATCAAAGCGTGATATGACTAATTTTTACACGATTAATTACGAGAGCGAGCTTTTAAATGGTGGCAAAGTGAGCGAATCCATCAGGTCAAAATGCGCTGCTCCATCAGGTCAGAATGACACGATGGAAGGGGCCAAAATGGCACGTTCCATTGGTTCAAAACGACTCAATGTCATCGGGTCAAAATGGCCTGATGATCTTACAGAGAATACAACAGAGATTACTACAGAGAATAAAAACACTTCTCGTCCGGAAGCTTCGCAACCGGACCCGCAGACGGTTGAACAGGATTTTTTAACCCGACACCCTGACGCGGTTGTGTTCAGTGCAAAAAAACGCCAGTGGGGCAACCAGGAAGATTTGGCGTGTGCGCAGTGGATCTGGGGACGAATCGTGAGTCTTTACGAGCAGGCCGCCAGCGATGATGGCGAGATTTCGCGACCGAAAGAACCCAACTGGACCGCATGGGCCAACGACGTGCGCACAATGCGGATGCTGGATGGCAGAACTCACAGACAAATTTGTGAAATGTTTGGTCGGGCGCAGCGGGATCCATTCTGGGTAAAAAATATCATGAGTCCGTCAAAGCTTCGCGAAAAATGGGATGAACTGGTTATCCGCCTGGGGCGTTCGTCTGTACAGCGTTGCGTGAATCATATTTCTGAGCCGGATACCGAAATTCCGCCGGGGTTCAGGGGGTAACGGGCCATGAAAAATATCGCGACAGGTGGTGTTCTTGAGCGTATCCGTAAGCTGACCCCGCAGCATGTAATCGCGCCGTACCGGACAGTGGACGAGTGGCGCGAGTGGCAACTGGCAGAAGGGCGAAAACGTAGCGAGGAGATCAACCGCCAGAATCGCCAGTTGCGGGTGGAAAAAATCCTGAATCGTTCGGGCATCCAGCCTCTGCACAGCAAATGCTCGTTTGCGAATTATCAGGTGCAGAACGACGGGCAAAAACATGCGCTGAGCCAGGCAAAATCCATCGCTGACGAACTGATGACAGGGTGCACGAATTTTGTGTTCAGCGGTAAGCCGGGTACCGGAAAGAACCACCTTGCAGCCGCCATTGGCAATCATCTTCTGGCGAAAGGTCGCAGCGTGATTGTGATAACGGTGGCTGATGTGATGCTGGCGTTACACAACAGCTACGACAACAAAAACTCAGGCGAAAAATTTTTACAGGGGTTGTGTGATGTTGACCTGCTTGTCCTGGATGAAATCGGAATGCAGCGGGATACGCGCAACGAGCAGGTCACACTGAACCAGATAGTCGACCGCAGAACGGCTTCGATGCGTAGTGTCGGAATGCTGACGAACCTGAACCACGTAGCGATGAGTACGCTTCTTGGCGAGCGTGTGATGGACCGCATGGTCATGAACGGTGGTCGCTGGGTGAATTTTAACTGGGAGAGCTGGCGTTCGAATGTCAGACACCTGAGGGTTGTGAAGTAATTTTGTCCGGAGGAAATTTTAATGGAAACCGTTTTTGACGCACTGAAAGCAATGGGAAAAGCCACATCGGTAGAACTGGCCGCGCGACTTGATATCAGTCGTGAAGAGGTTCTCAACGAGCTGTGGGAACTCAAAAGAAATGGCGTCGTTGATAAAACTGGTCACACCTGGTTTCTGGCTGGCGAAGGTGAATCCCTGGTAACCGAAGAGCGGCCAGTAAAATCTGAAGCACAGGATATGCTGACCGGGGAGGTCGAACAAAAAGTTACCGCAGACATGATGATTGAGTTTATCGGTCAGGATGGGGCTAAAACGTGTGAGGAACTGGCGGGTAAGTTCGGCATCAGTACTCGCAAGGTTGCTTCCACGCTGGCGGTGGTAACTGCAACGGGGCGGCTGGCACGCGTTAATCAGAGCGGTAAATTTCGTTACTGCATGCCGGGCGGTAATTTACCAGCAGAGCCGAAAGCAGCATCGGTAACGGAAAATGATGGTAAGGCCTTTCCTCAGCCAGCAGGTGTTGCGTTACCAGTCCGGGAAGCCGCAACACAGGAAGAAATTAAAACAGAAACTGTGGCGGACATTGTGCAGCCGTTGCTATCGTTTACCGAAACGCAAGCAGATGAGCTGATTTTTCCGTCCCTGCGCAGGGCAAACCTGGCGCTGCGCAGGGCGAAAAGTGATGTTCAGAAGTGGGAGCGAGTCTGCGCCGCGCTGCGGGAGCTGAACAAGCACCGGGATATTGTTCGACAGATTACTGATTCTTCCCGCCGTGTTGTATCGGAAAAGTGATAGCCGGAGGCGCTTATGGCGAAACCTTTTACACACGAACAGCGTGAAGAACTGAAGGCCCGAATTATCGGGCTGGTACGCAAAAATGAACGCATGACGATATCACAACTGGAGAGAGCGACGGGAGCAGGCTGGCATTCAGTCAGACGTTGCCTTGTGGATGTACTGGCTTGTGGCGATTTATACATGCCCGGTAAATACGGTGTTTTTACATCAGAACAGGTGTATCGCGTATGGCGTAAGGCAGCGGAGAAAGCAACCGACCAGACATTGATTCGAAAGTTACCAGACGGAGAAATACGCCGCTACGACAGACAACAGAACATAATCTGTGGCGAGTGCCGGAAGAGTGAAGTTATGCTGCGTGTACTGGCGTTCTATCAGGGCAATTTTCAGGAGGCGGTACTGTGAGTGAATTAGCTATCAGGCTTCAATTGTCGCTGGCATTCGCATCAAAGGAGAATGAGATGATCACTTTTACAAAAGAGCAGTTAATCAGTCATGTTAGTGAAAATGTAAAGGCGATGAAATTTGCAGTAAAACAGACAGTATTCAAAAATTCTCTCGAGGCAATTGAGTTGGATTTAGCACTGGCCCTTGTTGCTCAGGCTTCGCTGGAAGCAGAGCCCGTGCTTTATATGAATCGATTTACCGGAAAGACATTCTCACTGGAAGAGCAACCCGGTGCTGATAAGGAACCGGAAATATACGTGCCGCTATATGCTGCCCCGCCAGACAGCGCCGCCATGCTTCAGGCTGGAAACTTTCGGGAAAATAAGGGTTCGTCAACCAATAATTTTCGGGAAATCTCGGAAACGTCAACCAACTATCCGGTAACTCCGGATGGTTGGATAAGCTGTAGTGAGCGAATGCCGGATGATGGTCAGCACGTAATTATTTTATGTGATGGCGCATTCGTTCTTTATGCGCAATATCGAGACGGTGAGTTTTTTGATGTAGTCCGTAATGGTGATGAATTTTTCGAAACACAGAGCCGCAATGTAACCGACTGGATGCCGCTACCAGAACCGCCGCAGGAGGTGCGCCAATGATCTGGCCTGAAGCCTTTGCAATTACAGGCGTTGCTATAGCTATTGATTTTTTAGTATATGTTATTTGTCGGTGGGGGTAAAAACGTTCGCCGGGATTCACACCAAAGGAGGGAATATGTCGGATGATATTTCACTGGCAATGGAAGGTGCTCTGGCTGTTATTGCTGTTGTGGGCGTTTACTGCCTGGTTGTGTTTTTGATGGATCGACTAGGGAACTGAATTCATTACGATATGGGAATTCCCATATCGGGTAAAAACGGTTTGCGGTAAAGCGAGAGTTAAGTAGAATTGCTGCGGGTGCTTGAGGCTGTCTGCCTCGGGCATGCCACCGTAAGGCAGACAGAGAAAAGCCCCAGTTAACATTACGCGTCCTGCAAGACGCCTAACATTAATCTGAGGCCAATTTCATGCTAGACATATGTAGGTTAGCCTCTTACGCGCCGAAAGGCAAGGAGAAGCAGGCTATGAAGCAGCAAAAGGCGATGTTAATCGCCCTGATCGTCATCTGTATCACCGTCATAGTGACGGCACTGGTAACGAGGAAAGACCTCTGCGAGGTACGAATCCGAACCGGCCAGACGGAGGTCGCTGTCTTCACAGCTTACGAACCTGAGGAGTAAGAGACCTGGCGAGGGAGAAATCCCTCGCCACCTCTGATGAATCAGGCATCCTCAACGCACCCGCACTTAACCCGCTTCGGCGGGTTTTGTTTTTTCCTGGCATTCTGGTTTACAATTCGCACGCCAGCCTGAACAACTGGCACCTGCTGCGCCAGCAGAGACAACCGATGGCGCACGATACCAAATTATACAATTCTGATGATTCTGCCGTCTTTGCCAGCAGGCGCGGACGGTGTTTTCACGCATTCAAATCTGACTGGTACCAGCATCCCCCATGCACTGAAGAACAGGCCGAATGGCTCATTCAGTGTTACCGCAGGCGCGGATGCGAGGTTAAAAAAGCCCTTAGCCTCGACTACCGTCACTGGATAATCTCCGTCAGGCTCCCTTACTCCGAACGGCCACCGCGTCCGTCCCGCACATTCCAGCAACGGATCTGGAGGTAATGTGCGGGTATTACTTCGACCTGTTCTGGTACCGGAACTCGGTCTGGTTATCGTTAAGCCAGGCCGTGAATCAATGTCAGCATTCCATAACGGCAGAATACTGGTGGAGCCGGAACCAAAAAGCATGCGAGCTCTGCCGTCCGGGGTTGTACCTGCCGTTCACCAGCCGCTGGCGGAAGATAAATCACTACTGCCATTTTTCAGCGATGAGCGGGTGAGCCGTGCTGCGGGTGGCGCTGGTGCACTGTCTGACTGGTTATTACGTCACGTGAAATCCTGCCAGTGGCTACACGGTGATTATCATCACAGCGAAACCGTCATTCACCGTTACGGTACCGGCGCAATGGTGTTGTGCTGGCACTGCGACAACCAGCTGCGTGACCAGACATCCGAATCACTCGAGCAACTTGCTCATCAAAACCTGTCAGCATGGATGATTGACGTCATCGGTCACGCAATAAGCGGTACGCAGGAGCGTGAATTATCTCTGGCTGAATTATCCTGGTGGGCGGTCCGCAATCAGGTGGCGGACGCGCTACCGGAAGCGGTATTACGTCGTTCGCTGGGGTTGCGTGCGGAAAAAATCCGCTCCATGTACCGTGAAAGCGACATCGTACCGGGAGAGCAGACCGCCACCAGCATACTGAAACAGCGCACAAAAAATCTTGCGCCGCTGCCTCACGCCCACCAGCAACAGAACCCACCACAGGAAAAGACGGTGGTCAGCATTGCCGTTGATCCTGAGTCTCCGGAATCTTTCATGAAACGACCTAAACGTCGCCGCTGGGTTAACGAGAAATACACTCGCTGGGTGAAGACACAGCCGTGTGCGTGTTGTGGTAAGCCAGCCGACGATCCCCATCACCTGATTGGTCATGGTCAGGGCGGAATGGGGACAAAATCTCACGATATTTTCACGCTACCGCTGTGTCGGGAGCATCATAACGAGCTTCATGCGGATCCGCTGGCGTTCGAAGAAAAGCATGGTTCTCAGGTTGATTTAATTTTTCGTTTTCTTGATCACGCCTTTGCAACCGGTGTGCTTGGGTAAAAGGGGGGTATTGATGTGTATAGAGTTTGTTTTGCCTTACCCGCCGACGGTGAATACTTACTGGCGACGTCGTGGCAGCACATATTTTGTATCAAAAGCCGGGGAGCGTTATCGCCGGGCAGTGGCGTTTATTGTTCGCCAGCAGCAGTTGAAATTAAGCCTGTCCGGACGGCTGGCAATAAAAATTATTGCAGAGCCACCGGATAAGCGCCGCCGTGACCTGGACAATATTCTGAAAGCACCGCTGGATGCGCTGACGCACGCGGGGTTGTTAATGGACGATGAACAGTTTGATGAAATCAATATTGTACGTGGTCAGCCAGTATCTGGTGGACGGCTGGAAATAAGAATTACAGAGGTGGGTGTGCATGAATAACCAGTATTTACAGTTTGTTCGTGAGCAACTCATGATTGCCACTGCAGATCTCAGTGGGTCGACAAAAGGCCAGCTGGAAGCCTGGCAGGAAAATGCCCTGTTCGATACAGGGCGTTACAGACGCAAAAAAATTCGTTACCGCGATGAGGTAACTGGAAAAATGATCACGCGGGATAATCCCCCGATCCAGGGTAAACAATCACTGGCGAAAGGCTCATCAATTGCGCTGGTCAGTCCTGTTGAGTTTGCAACATCATCGTGGCGGCGTGCCCTTCTGGAACTGGAAGAACATCAGAAGGCGTGGTTGTTGTGGTGTTATGGCGGAAACATTTGCTGGGAGCATCAGATCGCGATAACGCAGTGGGTGTGGAGTGAATTTAAAACTCAGTCCGGCTCCAGAAAAATTGCAGTGAAAACGCTGGAGCGTGTGAAGAAGTTGATCTGGCTGGCGGCACAGGATGTCAGAGGATGGGTTACCGGGTGTGAGGTCTACCAGAGACAGGAGCTTGCCAGACTGTGTGGAGTTAAGCCTGATAACTGGAGCCATAATTATGCGAACTACTGGCGTGAGATGTGCGATATTTTTAAGCGCCTCGATAGAGAATCCTTGATTTGCTCCGTGAAAATAAGAGCGCAACAAAAAGCGACCTTTTCACGACGAGATATTGCAAAAGTCAATTAAATCGCGTATGTTTCGTATAAATCTGATATTTTGCCGATTTTGTACGCGATGGCAAAGTAAGAAAAAACCACCGCTAGGTGGTTTTTTTATGTCCGAAAATCTCGTCAGTACAGTAAACGCGCTGGTGGTGGTGAATACCGGTCTTTCAGCTTGCTGGCTTTTTTGACAAGAGTTATTGGTGTGTCACGTTAACCGGAAAAGGGAAAAAGACATGCTGAAACAGCAGGATATGACCGAAACCGCCAGAGTGGTGTTTAATGAATTAAGCGTCACTGAACCGGCGACAGTCGGGGAGATTGCGCAGAATACTTATCTTTCACGTGAACGCTGCCAGTTAATACTGACCCAGCTTGTTATGGCGGGGCTGGCAGACTATCAGTTCGGTTGTTACAGACGCCTTCAGTCCTGAAGGCTTTTTTATTTGTGGTAAATGGGCGGCTGGTGGGTGTTAGGGGCACTCACCAGCCATCTGCTCATGCGTCCGGATCACAAGCAAACCTCAGGCCCATCTGCTTTGCGCAAAAGCAGAATGAGCCTATCAGAGACAGGCTTAATGATCCATGCTTAATACTGTAAAAATATCCAGTTGTGAGTTAATCAACGCCGACTGCCTGGAATTTATCCGGTCGTTACCCGAAAATTCTGTTGACCTGATAGTCACGGACCCGCCGTACTTTAAAGTGAAGCCTGAGGGCTGGGATAACCAGTGGAAGGGCGACGATGATTACCTGAAGTGGCTGGACCAGTGTCTTGCGCAGTTCTGGCGGGTGCTGAAACCTGCCGGAAGTCTTTACCTGTTCTGTGGCCATCGCCTGGCATCTGATATCGAAATCATGATGCGTGAACGCTTCAGTGTGCTGAACCATATTATCTGGGCGAAGCCGTCCGGACGCTGGAACGGGTGCAACAAGGAAAGCCTGCGGGCGTATTTTCCGGCAACAGAGCGCATTCTGTTCGCGGAACATTATCAGGGGCCGTATCGTCCGAAAGATGCCGGGTATGAGGCGAAGGGCAGGGCACTGAAACAGCATGTGATGGCCCCGCTGATTGCTTACTTTCGTGATGCGCGCGCTACCCTGGGGATAACGGCAAAACAGATTGTGGATGCCACAGGAAAGAAAAACATGGTGTCGCACTGGTTCAGTGCCAGCCAGTGGCAGTTACCGAACGAGGATGATTACAGAAAACTTCAGGTGCTGTTTGCCCGGGTGGCAGAAGAGAAACATCAGCGGGGTGAACTGGAAAAGCCACATCACCAACTGGTCAGCACATACAGTGAGCTGAACCGGCAGTATGCCAGCCTGCTGGAAGAGTACAAATCACTGCGGCGTTATTTTTCCGTATCGGCAGCCGTTCCTTATACGGATGTCTGGACGCACAAGCCTGTGCAGTATTATCCGGGCAAACATCCCTGTGAAAAACCGGCAGATATGTTGCGGCAAATGATTACCGCCAGCAGTCGTCCGGGTGACCTGGTTGCAGATTTCTTCATGGGGTCCGGTTCGACAGTCAAAGCAGCGATGGCGCTGGGGCGTCGTGCAATTGGTGTCGAGCTGGAGGCTGAACGTTTTGAGCAGACCGCAAGGGATGTACAGAATTTAATCAGAAAGAGAGAGTGATATTGCTGAATTTATTCTGTAACGTTATCATTATGTTATCGGCCCTTTAGCTCAGTGGTGAGAGCGAGCGACTCATAATCGCCAGGTCGCTGGTTCAAATCCAGCAAGGGCCACCAACCGCCACTAGCTCATCAGGAAAGAACGTCACCCTGTGCGAGATTCGGAGTCCCCGGTGGCGGTCCATTATCAGCATTATGCGTTGTTAGCTCAGCCGGACAGAGCAATTGCCTTCTAAGCAATCGGTCACTGGTTCGAATCCAGTACAACGCGCCATATTTATTTACCTGGCTCGCTTTTGCGGGCCTTTTTTGTATCTGCGTTACACCATTAACTAATAAATCGAGTGCTTATCAGGAGGCTATGTGAAAAAACTGATGGTGACGATTGGTCCGTTCGAAACAGAAGTTAGTTTTCGTGTTGTTCAGGGGGAGAGTGTACTTGTTGAAGATGTATTTCATGGAAAATCAACAGGTCCTTATGTAAAAGAATATCTTATCGACGCCACGGATGAAAATATTGAGGTGGTGTACGATTCCGTCAATCACCCTGATTTGATCATTAAGGCAAAATTGAAGCCACTTTATTGATCTGACCGGGAGCAATCATAAAATATCTCTGGGTACCCACAAGGAGATAAATATGTTTGTTTCTGAAGTGTTAATGGAAGATAAGGACAACAAAGGATGGGTTAAAGGTTGGGCTGTGGTAAGAAGCTCGCCCTGGCATCTTGTTGGGGTTTTTGCGACAGAGGAAGACGCAGAAACGGAAGCAAGAAAGATGGGAGATAAGTACGAGGTTCACTATGGCTCGCATCGAACAGGAAGTGATGATTTTGTCTGGGGGGAGTAACAGTCGTTTAACCCCAGAATAATCCCGTAACTGAGGTCGCTATTGGCGGCCTTTTTTGTATCCGCGCCACGCCCGGCACATATCAACCACAGAGCCTTTCGGGGGTGAGCTTACGGAGTGGTCAGTGTGACTTTCTCTGTGGGCAGATCGCTCCCGGGCGTTGGCTCACCCACCCAAAGGAACGTCACGATGTTTGGTATTTTCAAAAAGAAAACCCGCAGAGCAGCAGCGGAAATTAAAAAGTTTGAGAAACGTGATCTGGCACAGGCGGTTATTAATGCTGCCTATCTGGTGGCCTATGCAGATGGTGAATGTGAGGCTTCAGAGAAAGCGAAGATCGAGCAGGTCTTGCGTAACCAGCCAGCGTTGTCCGCGTTTACGTCAGAAATTAATGCTATCAGTGCCACGATCACAGGTCAGCTTGACACCAACTTTAAAATTGGTCGTCGAGCGGCGTTGCGTGAAATTGAAGATGTGAAACACGATACGCGTGAAGCGGAAGATGTGCTGGATGTGGCGGTGGCCATTGCTGAAGCAGATGGTGAAATTGAGCCGGAAGAGCGTAAGGTTCTGGAAGAGATCGCCGGTGTTCTTGGCCTGCGACTGGAGAACCACCTGTGACGGTAAAACTGCGTCTGGCCGCTGTGGCACTCCTGCTGTTTCTGGTGGTGATGGTGGACTTCACCAGCAGGATCATGTCGGTGCTGGCGGATGGAGTGCTGGTGGTCGGTATTGTGGTGGTGCTTTTTCCTTTGGTGAAAAAGGAGATGTCAGGTAGTTAGCCGGGTATCAGTCATGCCCTGAAAATTTTAAATGTCTCACAATTCAGACGGTTGACAGTTGTCTGGTTTGCGGGGAGTTTGTTAAAAGAAACTGGCATGGTGAATCCCCCTGAGCGGAGGGGCATATCAGCGCAGGTGTTTCTACTCTATCCTTTCTGTGCGGGTTCAGGTGCTGATACTGAACTCACCGGGAGGCACCCGGCACCATGCAAGAAAAAGAATGTGCATGCAAACATGCCCCTCTCCGGAGGGGCATTTTTATGGGTAAAAAATGCCCGAATGGGTTCGGGCAATAGCATGAGATACTGATATTGTTGTGTTGTTATCGTGTGGATTTTAACCAGGGTTTATCAGGCTGCGCAACTGCGTGGCCTTTTTTCATTTCTTGGGCTGTAGTCCCCGTGTGTCATTCAGGCTTCCGGACTACAGCCCACTCCATATCTGATTTAATACACTATCCCGGCCGGGAGGAATAATGACATTTAAACATTATGATGTTGTCAGGGCGGCGTCGCCGTCAGACCTTGCGGAAAAGCTGACACACAAACTGAAAGAGGGCTGGCAGCCGTTTGGTAGTCCGGTGGCCATAACCCCTTATACCCTGATGCAGGCGATTACAGCAGAAGGTGATGTGGTGGTCAGTGGTGCAACTGAGCCGGAGTGGTACTACGTCATCGTACTGGCCGGGCAGTCCAATGCCATGGCTTACGGTGAAGGGCTTCCGCTGCCGGATTCATACGATGCTCCGGATCCGCGCATTAAACAGCTGGCGCGCCGCAGTACAGTGACGCCGGGTGGGGCTGCCTGCAGATATAACGATATTATTCCGGCCGACCACTGCCTGCATGATGTGCAGGATATGAGTACGCTGAATCATCCGAAGGCAGACCTGAGCAAAGGGCAGTACGGCTGTGTCGGCCAGGGGTTACATATTGCCAAAAAACTGCTCCCGTATATCCCGAATAACGCGGGGATCCTGCTGGTACCATGCTGTCGTGGTGGTTCGGCATTTACCCAGGGCGCGGAGGGGACATTCAGTGCGGACACGGGGGCCAGCCAGGATTCGGCGCGCTGGGGTGTGGGTAAACCGTTATATCAGGACCTGATTGCGCGCACCAAAGCTGCATTACAGAAGAACCCGAAAAATGTGTTGCTGGCGGTGTGCTGGATGCAGGGAGAGTTTGACATGAGCGCCGCCACCCACGCACAGCAACCTGCGCTGTTTACAGCCATGCTGACACAGTTTCGTGCTGACCTCTCCGTGTTTAACGCGCAGTGCCATGGTGGCAGTGCTGCAGATGTGCCGTGGATTTGTGGTGACACGACGTATTACTGGAAAAATACATACGCTACCCAGTACGACACCGTGTACGGCGGGTATAAAAACAGGGAGAGTGAGGGCGTTTATTTTGTGCCCTTCATGACAGACGGTAACGGCGTCAATACCGCCACTAACGCGCCGGCAGAAGATCCGGATATTCCGGCATCAGGATATTACGGTGCGGCATCGAGAACGAATGGAAACCAGGTATCATCAAACCGCCCGACACATTTCAGTTCATGGGCGCGCAGGAGCATTATTCCGGATCGTCTGGCAACCGCTATTCTGAACGCAGCCGGGCGCACCTCAGCCTTCATCAGTGGTAAGGCACCGGAAATCAAACCCTCGCCCGGCGGCAACACGCCATCGGGTCCGTCTGCAGATACGTCCGTTCGCACAATCTCCCTGCTGCCGGCAGCCGGAGAGGCTGCTGCGCAGGGCTGGAGCATTAAGGATGGCGGAATTCAGTTGTCAGATGGTGTATTTAAGATCACCAAGCAGAGCAATAAAACCTGGTCCCTGACGCATCCGGTGGATGACGCAATTACCCTGCTGACACAGGGCGGCAGACTGACCTGTAAGTTCCGCCTGTCAGGCGCACTGACCAACAATCAGTTCGGGCTGGGGATTTATCTGTATACGGATGCTCCCGTTCCTGATGGTGTGGCGATGACGGGTACCGGTAATCCGTTCCTGATGTCGTACTTCACTCAGACCACTGACGGCAGAGTGAATCTGATGCATCACAGGAAAGCCGGAAACACGAAGCTGGGGGAGTTCGGCGATTACGGTAACGACTGGCAGACGCTGGAGCTGGTGTTCACCGCCGGCAGTGCCACGGTTACTCCGAAACTGAATGGAGTGGCTGGCCCGGCATTCCAGGTTATAAAAGACAGTCTGAAAGTGGGGCTGAATGCGCTGACGTTAACTGACATCACAAAAGGTGCCACGTACGGCGTTGAGATAGAAAGTCTGGTGCTGGAGATAAATACACTGGCAGCATAATAAAAAAACAGCCAGTACTGACTTTCGTCGGAGAAGTACTGGCTAAGAAGGATAGTTGTGTTTCACATCATTTTCAGACTGGACGGTACATTTTCTGACAGATAGTGACGGATGTTGTCAAGATATTGTGTCATTTATAACCTGAATCAGGGGAGGCCGGAATGTTATCTGGCATTTTTAGCAGAGCCTGAATGCCATAATCACGGCTCCCGGCGTTGGCCGCCAGTGGGTGACACTGGCGGCTTTTTTGTTTTTCTTTACTTTCATTTTCTGTCGGCGGTGACGGAGACATACATCAGATGGAAAAAATCACAACAGGTGTGTCATACACCACGTCAGCGGTGGGGACGGGATACTGGTTACTGCAGCTGCTGGACAAAGTCTCTCCGTCCCAGTGGGTGGCGATAGGTGTGCTGGGGAGTCTGCTGTTTGGCCTGTTGACGTATCTTACTAACCTGTATTTCAAAATCAGAGAGGACCGTCGTAAGGCGGCGCGGGGAGAGTAAAGCGATGAAGAAAAAATACGAACTGGTTGTTAAAGGGATAAATAATTACCCGGATAAGATTACTGTTAGTGTGGCACTGGAAATTGGTGGGTATCCGTCACTGTTGTTGCCAGATGTGGCGATTAGTCTTGACCGTACTGAAGGAGCCACGCTGGAGTTTTACGAAGCTGAGGCGAAAAAGCAGGCGAAGCAGTTTTTCATGGATGTTGCTGCCGGGTTATGTGAAGGGGATGGTCCGTTGCCGGAAAAGCGGCCCATCATTTTAGAGGCGCAGGATGTGTTGATAACCTACAGAGGAAAACTACCGGGAATAATTACTGGTTCTCTGAAGACTCCACCGCTGGCCTGAAGACTTAACATATCCAGGGATTTGAAATCGATAAATCCTGATAAATATCCATGAACGCAAAAATCAGATACGGCCTGTCGGCTGCCGTTCTGGCGCTGATTGGTGCAGGGGCGTCTGCGCCTGAAATCCTCGACCAGTTTCTGGATGAAAAGGAAGGTAACCACACCACGGCATACCGTGATGGTGCGGGTATCTGGACCATCTGCCGAGGTGCCATCCTGGTGGATGGTAAACCTGTCGTTCCGGGCATGAAGTTGTCGAAGGAAAAATGCGACCGGGTTAACGCCATTGAGCGTGATAAGGCGCTGGCATGGGTGGAGAAAAACATCAAAGTGCCGCTGACCGAACCCCAGAAAGCGGGGATCGCGTCATTCTGTCCGTACAACATTGGTCCCGGTAAGTGTTTCCCGTCGACGTTTTACAGACGAATTAATGCAGGTGATCGAAAAGGTGCCTGCGAAGCGATTCGCTGGTGGATTAAGGACGGTGGCAGAGACTGCCGTATTCGTTCAAACAACTGTTACGGTCAGGTATCCCGTCGTGACCAGGAGAGCGCGCTGGCGTGCTGGGGAATCGACAGATAAGAAGAATATTTTGCTGAAAAATGAGGTTTGCTTACATGGACGGATAACACGAAATCCTGCAAATTTGCAAAATGTAAGTGAATAAAGTCAAAACAGTTGTTTAACACTCAGGCACCGTAATGATGCCTTTGTCATTTCTGCGCATCTCACGCGCATCTCACAACACAGAACCTTTCAGGATGACCCTTGAGGATACCGGTTTGGCTGTCGGTGCCTTTCTGTGGACTGGATTCCTGTGAGACAAGGTTCATCACTAAAAGGAAATAACCGATGAATATGATGGCCGTGCCGTTTCACGGTAACCGGCTCATTTAAACCGTCTGGTCTGTTTCCTCCGGCTCTACAAAAATAATGTCCAT